CATACGCGATGGCCGACGCCATGCTCGCAGAGATGAACAAGACATGAAACTCCGCGCCTTTCTGCGCGGCTTCGCCAACGGATTGACGCTGTTGCCGCTGTGGCGGTGGATTAGGAGGAAGACATGAAACTCACCCCGTGGTTCCCCGCCAACGTCAAGCCTGTCAGGGTGGGGGTGTATCAGGTTAGAGACACTGACACTTTGCCTTGGTATAGACGTTGGGATGGGGCGCACTGGCATATTGGGGCAGAAAGTGTTCGCATTGCCGCAGCTACATCAATGCCGATTGATAGTCAACTTCCTTGGCGCGGCATCGCGGAGGAACCGAAATGACCACATGGCACAAAGGCCCGCCGCCTAGCATCGGCTGGTGGCCGGCGAGTAACTGCCGTAACCCAGACACCTTACGGTGGTGGAATGGAAGCGAATGGAGTTTTCCGGCGCACAGCGGGATGACTGCCGAAGATGCGGCGAAGACGCCGGCTGGAACCGACGACATCGAATGGACCGACAGGCCCGCATCGTGGCCGGAAAGGAGGAAGACATGACCAAAGAAGACCTAGAACGCTTCGCCGCCATCGTCGCCGCAGCAGAGCGCGAGAAACTCACCAACTGGATGTGGAGCCTGGGCTACGCCACCGGCCACGGCGACACGATAGAAGATCTGCTGGACCACCTCCGCACGCAGATTACCGAGCGGCTGGAGGCTGAGGTGCTGATGGAGCGCGAAGCGTGTGCGGAGGTGGCAGAAACCACAGTGTGCGACACGCACCTACCGACAGGCGTGCAGATCTACAGTAGCAAAGCCGCCGCCGCCATCCGCGCAAGGAGCAACGCATGACCCCCACCACCCGCCGCTACCCCCGCACCGTGCTGGAAGCGTGGCCGCATCGGCATCCGTACTGCATTGAGTGCTCGCCGCCCCGCATCCGCTGGGGGCGCATCGTGCTGGCCACGTTTATCGGCGTGGCTGTCGGAACTCTGGCTGCAATCTGGTGGAGTGGAATATGAGCAACGAACGTCAATGCTGCGACGGCCTGTGCGCCCAGGGCCGCTGCTGCCCGTACCGCGAGGCGTCCACCCCGACGCCGGATCTGTGGCCTCGGCCGAAGCCGTCTGCGCTGGTGCAGGCTACGGCGATCGCTGCCGTTGCGATATTGCTGGGGCTGGTGATCGCGGAGGTGCTGGTATGACCACGCTACGCGAAGCCTCCCAGCAGGCGCTGGAGGCACTGGAAATGCTGGGCTACCCGATAGCAGCTATCACCGCCCTCCGCCACGCGCTGGCGCAGCAGGAGCAGGCCGAGCCGGTGGCGTGGCGCTACAAGGGAATGATGGGCATGCCGTGGTCGCTGTCAGACGACGGCTATTACGTTTCGTGCAAACGAGACAAGGGCTACACGGTCGAACCCCTCTACACCCACCCACCCCGCCGCGAGTGGCATTCGCTGACGGACGCTGACTTCGATTCGATCTGCGACAACCACTCAACTTTGCAAGGCGCGGCCCGCGCCATTGAGGCCAAGCTAAAGGAGAAAAACGCATGATGTACTTTGAGAGAAACCAACCACACTACTTGGTGTGGCCCGCACTTGGGTTTGGTAGAGACGACCTGCATGGTTTTTGGATCGGCATCGGTTGGCTGAATATGGAAGTGGGCTGGAAGGAGAAGAACAATGGATGAACAACCCGAAGCCCTGCGGTTGGCGAATGGCCTACAGCAACAAGCGATATGGGAAAGGCACTACGGCCCATCTCACCTTCGTGACTTACTTTTGCAAGCTGAAGCCGAACTGCGCCGCTTGCACGCAGCCGACCTTAAGCTCGCCGGAGCCATTGACATGATCCGCGAGACGCTGAAGGGCGGCAACGTGGACGATCTGCTGTACATCATAAACACCGCTCTTGAGGAGCACAGGGGGAATCATGGATAAGCCCGAAGCCCTGCGGCTGGCTGATTGGTGCGAAGCGCACTCGTCCGGCGTTTACAGACCGTCTGCCGAAGCCGCAGCCGAACTGCGACGGCTGGTTGCCGAGAACGCGCGGCTGCACCAGATCAACCAGTCCCACGAGATGAAGCTGTCTGTGCGCGGGTACGAAATACAGATTGCGGATCTGAAGACGGTGAATCAGGAACTGCTGGAGGCGATGAAAGACTTGACCACTGCGCAGGATTTAAACGCATACGGGATGGCTTTGCATAACGCCCGCGCCGCCATCGCCAAAGCGGAAGGAGAGAAGACATGACTGAACAGGACTACCTGTACCAACAGATTGACCGTATTGGCTTGGAGTACGAAAAGGCTATTAAGCCTTATGTAGATCGTCTGGTCTACCTCAAAAGAATTGAGTCGCCACCCTCCATAATTGTGACTCAAGAGCAATACGCGGCAATGCTTCAGGAAAGGAGTAGGACATGACCCGAGAAGACATCCTCAAGCTGGCGCGGGTGGTTGGATTGCACAGTGCAGTTTTGCTGCACATATACGACGGCAGAGAGGGGGCGCTGACGGACCAAGAACTGGCCGAGTTGCAGAGGCTTGAACGCTTCGCCGCCCTCGTCGCCGCAGCAGAGCGCGAGAAACTCACCAACTGGATGTGGAGCCTGGGCTACGCCACCGGCCACGGCGACACGATAGAAGATCTGCTGGACCACCTTGGCACGCAGATTGCCGAGGGGCTGAAGATTGAGATGCTGACGGAGCGTGAGGCGTGTGCAAAGGTGTGCGAGACGTTGCGCACGAGTAGGCGCGAGTTTTCCAAACTGTTTTACGACGCCTGCACGGCCAGCGCCGACTCCATCCGCGCAAGGGGGAACAAATGAAGGAATCAATTACCAAAGCCTTGGAGCAAGGGTTTGCAGATCAACGATGGAGTATCGTTGGTTATGGTGGATCTTGGTCTAGAGCCATAGCCCCGCTACAGCAATACATTGAGCGCAAGGTGCGTAAGGCGGTGATGGCAGAACGCGCTGCCTGTGCCGACATCTGCGACCAGCACGCCAGCATTGAGGGCATCGCGCAGCGGTGTGCTGCGGAGATCAGGGCAAGGAGCAAGATATGACCGACAACGAAATCGTCACCCTGATGAACGAAACCGCAGGCCAGCACTGGGGCGACGAAGCGCACTTCCAGCGGTTTGCCGTTGCGCTTGAAAAGCGTTTCTCTGCGGCTTCAATGCCAGCAATCAAGCTGGCAATGGAGGCAGAGCGCCAAAACGGCTCAATTGAAGAACGCCAACGCTGCGCCCAGATCGCCCGTCAGTGGGACGCAGTCCACCCAAACACCAACTACGGCGGGTGCATCGCTCGCTTCATTGAGGGCGCAACACCATGATCACCGTCGAAACCCACGACCGCATCTGCTCCGACCTGCACCAGCAGATGCGAGCGTTGATCGTTGAGAACGAGCGCCTGCGCCGCCGGCTGACGGATGACGAGGTCGGCCGCATCTGGTTTGAGGCCAAGATTCCGGGCCTGACGGAAAGCGATGCCCGCAGGCTCATCCGCATGACCGAGGCGCACCGTGAACTGCCCACTGTGCGGTAAGTGGGCCAGAATGCTGGAAACGCGCCGAGAGATGGCGCACACCCGACGGAGGTACGAATGCGCGAATCTGCATCGGTTCACGACTCACGAGCGCTTGGTGAGCACGGGCCTCTCGACCCCGCAGAAGCCTGCACAGAGCTTGGAGCCGAAGACCCGGAAACGTTCCCCGAAGGGTTCTAAGCCTGGCTCGCCCTGACGGCAATCGTCGCTACTGTGCTGGTGGCCAACCTGGTGCTGAGATAGCGTCGTAGGCCCGCTCGCAGGCGGTGCCGGCAGCGCCGCGAGCGTCGGCTACGGCAGCAAGCTCTCCAGCCGCTTGCGCAACCCCTCGGAGCAGGTTGGCGAGCACAACTCCGGGGTCTTGGGCTGCCGTGCCTCCGGGGGCAGGGCCGGCGCCGTCGCGCTGGGGATTGGCGCACTGGGCGGCGATGACTTCGGCGCGGCGCTGCAGGCTGTCAGCAGCATTGCGAGCGCGGGCAGCGTCAGCGGCCGCAGCGCGGATTCGGTTCTGGGCATCGGTCTGCACCTCCGTGTGCTGGGCTCGCCAGCGGGCTTCCAAGGCTCGCGCGGCTTCGCTGGCGGCAAGGGCTTCGGCCGTCAGTTTCTCGCGCTCCTGAGCCCGTTCTGCGCGTTCTCGGGCCAGTGTGATCTTGGCGCCGCGCAACTCCCACAGCAGCGTGACGCTGAGGGCGCCCAGGCCGATGGCGGCGGCCGTGGCCAGGGCGGTGAGGGCGCGGTTGATCATGGGGTACCCAGGCATAGACGGTTCTCAGCCTGCCGGCGCAGCGTCAGGCCACGCAGGGGCTCACCACGGAAGCGATCCCAGCGCAGGATCTCGGCGCAGGCGCCAGCGTAATCGCCCGCGTTCAGCCGGCGCACCAGCGTCGAGCCGCAGAACGCGCCCGGGCCGATGTTGTACGCCAGGCTCAGGAAGGCGTCGTACTCGTGCTGATGCAGCGGCACGCGCACGCACTGGCGCAGGGCGCCCTCGAAGCGTTGCACGTCCTGCAGCTTGCGCACCAGAGCCTGCACGGGCTCGATGCGGTCGCCGGGTTTCACGCCATCAGTGGTGCCGAATCCGATGGTCGGAACGTCGCCCTTGACTGGGGTATACGCCTCGCCACGGTAGCCCTCATGGACGGCAATACCGACCAAAGCGGACGCAGAGAGCGTCAGGGCGCCGATGACGATGCGGGCTTTCATTCAGTATCCGGCGCGCGCTGGAAGTGCATCTTTCCCCAGCGATACAGCAGAAAGCCGATCTGCAGCACCAAGTAGATCAGCGTCGCCCACAGCACCAAGTCATTGATCGGCATCCCCGCCACGGTGGCGCCGGCAACGGCAACTGGTGGCGACGCCTTAGCGGCTTCGGCGGCGATGTCGGCTTTCTGTTGCATCGTCAGGCTCATAGCTGATGTTCGGCCGCGCGGGCTTCAAGTTCCATTGGATGGTTGCGGTATCCGTAGCGAACCAGGCCCCACAGGTACGTGACGTAGTATCGCAGAAGGCCCATGCGCTTGTACTGCTGCCAGTGGGCGATTTCGTGCCTAGTCAGACGCTGGTTCGCCAGATGCTCCGGCAGGATGTAAATTCCCCACGGCGCCAGCGCCACGCCTGCGAAACCGAAGCGACGCAGGAACCAGGCGATGATGTGGCGGGCGGGGCGGGGGATCATGGGGCGAGGGCGTTGGCGGGTTGCTCGGAGAGGGCGTTACGCTGCCGCTCAACCTCACCCACCGCGCCGACTGCGGCAGCGCGCTTGGCCTCGCCAGTGCGGCGTTGGGTGTCGATCACGATGTCCAACAGCTTGCGGCGCTCTTTTTCTGGCAGGCCGTTCAGTAGGTCAAGCATGCTCTGGTTGGTTTCTGCGGCCTTTCGCAACAACTCAACGGTTTTCTTGTCCAGCCGCTTGTTCGCGCTGGCAAGGCTGAGGTTCGTCGCCGTGATGGCCGGCTGAAACCAGTTGGGCAAGCGCAGCTTTGATCTATTGGCCTCCAGAATCAAGGCAAGGTCTTTTTTGCCGCCTTCGGCAAGTTCTGCGGCGCGCTTGTCCAGCTCAACCTGCCGCGCTAGCCTGTCCAGCGTGGGCATCTGCGACGACATTTCTTTGAAAATGTCGTAGCGGCCGGGGCCAAAAATTGCCTCTACGGCGTCTTTGTTGTCGCCGCGGACAAGTTTGACGAATTGCTGCGGGCTGTCTTTAAACATCTCCAGCGCCTGCGCCGCCATCTGTTTTTGCGCGATGACGTCCATTCCTTGGCTGTAGGTCTGAAGGTACTGGCGCCAACCGGGGCCGCCCGCCGCGGCCTCAATAGCGTTGTCAATCACGGGGCGCAACTTGTCCAGCACTGATGCCGTCAGCTTTGCACCAGCCTTCGGATCATCAACCTTCAAAACGTCTCGCACGCGCTGCGCCACACCTTCTTTGCGAATGGTGTAAAGGTCGTGAGCGTCGATGATGCCGCCGTTGCGTTGCGCCAGATTGACCAGATCATCGCGCACCAGACCCAAAACCTTTGTTAAGTCATTGCTGGCTCGCAGGCCTGGCGTATTCAACGAGCGATTAATTGAGCCCAACAGCGGGTCAATGCTCAGCGGCTTGAGACCATACGCCTCTAGGCTTCCGATCTGCCGTTCAATAAAATCGCGTTCTGTACGGCGCTGCTGGGCAATATCAGAAAACACTTGCCCCGTTTGGCGCTGCTGTGCTGCGGCCTCAGAAAGCCCACGAGCCTCAAGCCGCGCGGCCTCCGCAGACGGCACCGTCATTGACTGACCCGCCCTTGGCTCGCCCGTCACGGCACCGCGAACCAAGCCGCCCTGCTGCGGTGCGGGCGCGGGCATGGGTTGGCCCTCACGCAACGCAGAAATCATTGACTGCTGCTTCGCTGCGGCCTGCGGCCCAAGCCGAGCCATCGTCTGCCCCGCTTGGTTGGCCGCACCAAGTTCCGTCTCACGCATGGGCGCAACCAACGCATTCAGCGTCTGTTGCGCTTGTTCTTGCGCCCGCATTGCCTCAGTCTGCGACCGGCCGCCAGCCATGCGGGCGAGTTCTTCCTCGGCCAACGCCCGACGATTGCGAGCAAGCTGCGCAGAGAAGTCCGTAGGTTCAAAGGCCAGCAGCGACTGCCACGCTTGGCGCGGAATCTCTGCGGTTGCTTGCGCCGGAGAGGCGCCCGGTTCGGCTGCGGACAGGCCGGCTTTGATGGCACCCAACTGATCGCCTGCGGCTTGGCGGGCAACGTTGGCGGCGCTTCGTTGGGCCGACGAACGCAGGGCATCAGCCGCTCGCGCCCCCAGCTTCACTGCTGTGCCGAGCCCTTGGCCAAGCATCTCGCCCAGAGCGTATTCCTGCGCCCCGGCACGCAAGTCAGGTTGCTGGCCCTGCAGCAATTCAGACCCGGCGCGAGCCCCGAGAAAGCTTGTCAGGCCACCAGCAAGCGCGCCGCCTGCGGCAGCAACAGGCCCGGCGGGGGCC